GATGAAATCGGCACTAAAAAACTTTTAAAACTTCATTAACTAGATTATCTTCTTAATTTTTATAATCTTTTTTGCTGCTTTTGTTAGTTTTTAAAGTCTGTGAAGTCTGTGAAGTTATCAACAGGCTTTGAAGTCTGTGAATAAACTGTGGACATCTTAAAGTCTTGATATACTGTACGTTTATATAGTACTGTACGTTTATACAGTACGCTGGAGGTACAGGGGTGGTGGGGTATATATATGTAATGCTTACACAAAATTACAAAAACTAGGTATTAACCAGATAGCTAACAACAGGTTAACGACCCGACTATATAGTCTTTAATAATTTTAAAGGAAATTTAGATATAATATAGCCATTACACAAAGCCATGAAAAGGCTTGTAGAATTGTAGCGACTATAATAAGCTTGAATTGCATATTAGCTTGAGGAGCTAACTCAGTTTTAAACCATTCATCAAACTCTTCAGGTGTAGCATCCCTAGGTTTGTTTAATAATAATGCTTCCTGTTGTGGATAAGTAGCAGTAGTAGAGGCTTTATTACGCTTCCAAGGGTCTTGTTTGTTCATGTGTTTGATATGTATATAACCCGGGGGGCTATAGTATTATTATACAGTTAGAATCGCACTTTGTCAATAGTTTTTTAAATTATTTTAAAAGACTTGACAAATGTTAAATATACCTGTATACTATTAAACATGGCTATACTTCCGAGCATAGATAATAATACACGTAAAAGAGAACTAACTGACAAACAAGAAGCTTTCTTACAGCATCTAGTGGAAACACAAGGTGATGCTAGAGAGGCTGCTAAACTTGCTGGTTATTCTTCTCATTATCACCACGTGGTTAAGACGTTAAAGTCTGAGATATTAGAACTAACTCAAGAAGTATTAGCCAACTCTGCACCCAAAGCAGCATTTAAGCTGGTAGAGATTATGGAATCTAAAAGACCTATAATCCAAGCTAACAATAAATTAGCAGCAGCTCAGACTTTATTAGATAGAGTTGGTGTTGGTAAGGTAGATAGAGTAGATGTAAATCATAACGTCAATAGTGGTGGTATCTTTTTAATGCCTGACAAACAACCTTTAGATTTAGAGGAAGGAGATTATGAAGATATTTCTAACTGAGGTTATGCAAGATAATAAAATGTTGGTTGGACCATATATTAAAGCTAGTGATATGGCTGAAGCTATACAAATAGCCGATATGTATGCTCTAACTGTAGTTGGTGAATTACATGAGTTAAGTCATCAACTCCCAATTGAAGGAGACACAGTACACTAATGGCTAAGAAGAAAGACTCAAGACTTACAAGAGCAGGAGTAAGTGGTTATAATAAACCTAAACGTACTCCTAGTCATCCTACTAAGTCTCATATAGTTGTTGCCAAAGAAGGTGATAAGATTAAAACTATTCGTTTTGGTCAACAAGGTGCGAAGACTGCAGGTAAGCCTAAAGCTGGAGAATCTCGTAGAATTAAAATGAAAAGGAAGTCTTTTAAAGCTCGTCATCGTGCTAATATTAAAAAAGGTAAGATGTCAGCAGCTTTCTGGGCTAATAAGGTTAAATGGTAAGAATGTTTAATAAACTACATAAATTTATGAAACGTGGTAGAATCCATAAGATTTGGAAACTATTTGACTAAAAAACAATACATAGAAAACATAATTATTACAAATAATGCCTCACGCTGGACAGTTTAAATTAAAACCATTACATAAGCAAGAGAATAGATTGCCTATGTCTCGTGGTGTTAATAAAAATAACCGTAAACAGTTTGAGCAGAACTGGGATAGAATTTTTAAGAAAGGAGCAAATAATGCCAAGAAAGAAAGCAACGACTAAAAAGAAAAAGTCAACTGTAAATAAAGCTGGTAATTATACCAAGCCAACTATGCGTAAGAGGCTTTTCGAGAGAATCAAAGCCGGTTCTAAAGGAGGTAAACCCGGACAATGGTCAGCTCGGAAAGCCCAGCTCTTAGCTAAACAATATAAAGCTAAAGGTGGTGGCTATAAATAATGACCAAAAAAAAGAAAGACCCTAAAACAGGAACAGGAAAAAAACCCAAAGGAAGTGGGAGGAGATTATATACCGATGAAAATCCAAAAGATACTATTAGAATTGCTTACAAAACTCCAGCAGATGCTAGGAAGACTGTGGCTAAAGTTAAAAGAATTAGGAAACCGTTTGCTCGAAAGATTCAAATCCTTACCGTGCTTGAGCAAAGAGCCAAAGTCGCAGGTAAAAGGCAACAAGCGAAAATCGCCAAGCAAGGCAAAGAAGCAATAAGGAAAAAACATGGCACTAAAAAAGTCTCAAAGAAGTCTTAGAAGTTGGACCAAACAAAAATGGCGAACTAAGTCTGGTAAGAAATCTAGTGAGACTGGAGAACGTTACTTACCTGAAGCAGCTATTAAATCTTTAACTGCTGAAGAGTATGCACGTACTAGCAGAAAGAAAAGAAAAGATACTAAGAAAGGTAAACAACATTCTAAACAACCAAAGAAGATAGCAAGAAAGACTAGAGCATATAGAAAGGTTAGATAATGTTTATACCTGATGATTATATAAGAAGAACTTCATCAACTATACCATTTGGTTATGAGTTAGATGGAAACTTTGAAGGTTATTTAAAACCTATAGAAGAAGATTTACAAATATTAAAAGAGGTGTCCGAAGCTGTATTTCATGGTGAAATTAGTCTAGGTATTGGAGTAGATTGGTTAGAGGCAGAGACTGGTAAGAGTATGTCAAGACCCGGATTAAAAAAATACGTAGATAAAACATATGGCAGAAGATAAAAATAAATCAACAAAAGACTTGACAAATGTTAAAAACACCTCTATAATAGAGAATAATGGTACTACAACTAAAAAAGTTGGTAGACCAAAGAATAGTGAACTTTCAAACGTTAAGTTAGCACTACAAGCTAAAAAACGTTTAGATAAGAAAAGTAAGAAAGTTAAGAAGCTAACAAGAAGTTTAGCTCGAGTACAAAAAGAAGTTGCTAAAGAAGAAAAAGCATTAACTTCAAATGTTGTAACTGAATCAGAAAGTAAAACCTTACCTGACTCAATACAAGAACATTTAGATACTACTGGTTCTTATGTGGCATTTATGCCCAACGATGGACCACAAACAGATTTCTTAGCTGCTGCCGAAAAAGATGTACTCTACGGTGGAGCAGCCGGTGGTGGTAAAAGTTTCGCAATGTTAATTGACCCTTTGCGTTCTTGCCACATACCAGAACATAGAGCCTTGATACTTAGAAGGTCTATGCCAGAGTTAAGAGAACTTATAGATAAGTCTCGAGAACTCTACCCTAAAGCATTTAAAGGTGCGAAGTTTAGAGAGGTAGAGAAACTTTGGAACTTTCCTTCAGGAGCAAAGATAGAATTTGGCTTCTTGGAAAAAGATGCAGATGTGTATCGGTATCAAGGACAAGCGTACAGTTGGATAGGGTTTGATGAGATAACTCACTTACCTACAGAGTTTGGTTGGAACTACTTAGCATCACGACTAAGAACAACTAACCCAGAGTTACAAACTTATCTACGTTGTACAGCTAACCCCGGTGGTGTAGGTGCACAATGGGTTAAGAAAAGATATGTAGAAGCTTCTGAGCCTAATACAACATTTAAAGGTACAGATGGTTTAACAAGAAAGTTTATACCAGCATTGTTACAGGACAACCCCTACCTTGCTGAAGACGGTGAGTATGAAAGGATGCTACAATCCTTACCAGCAGTTCAACGCAGACAACTGCTTGAAGGTAACTGGGATGTAGCTGAAGGTGCAGCGTTTGCTGAATTTGCACCAGACGTACATGTTATAACACCATTTGAATTACCAAATTGGTGGGAACGAATAAAAGGGGTTGACTATGGTTATGCTGCTGAGAGTTGTTGTCTATGGGCTGCTATTGACCCCGATGATAAGACCATCATTATATATAGAGAATTATACAGAAAAGGTCTAACAGGGGAAGCACTCGGTGACACTATAACACAAATGGAAGAGAATGAAATTAAATCTATTCCGGGTGTGTTAGATACATCAGCATGGTCAAGGACTGGATATACAGGTCCTACTATTGGAGAAATACTTGTCAATAGAGGACATAAATTAAGAAGAGCTGATAAGAATAGGATAGCAGGTAAGACTCAAATACATGAGCATCTACGACAGCGAGAAGGAAGTGGTAGACCAAGGTTACAAATATTTAGTAACTGTGTCAACCTAGTAAAAGAATTACAAGGTATACCATTATCAAGTAAGAATCCTGAAGACGTAGATACTAAAGCTGCCGACCATGCATATGATGCATTACGGTATTTAATTATGAGTAGACCAAGATTAGACCATCCACATGATAGGATGTTAAGAATTAAATCAGATATATATCAACCTTCAGATAATACATTTGGATATTAATAAATGGCAGAAGATAATACATTTTTAAATGCTAATAATCTTTACGAAGACGTTGAAGGTGAATCTGGTAAAACATTAAGTTTAGAAGAAGACCAACAACGTAATCTTATTGGGATTATTAAAGGTAGATATACACAAGCAGAAAATGCTCGTGACCTCAATGAAAGACGTTGGATTAAAGCATATGAAAACTATAGAGGTTTGTATGCTAAGAATGTTAAGTTTAGAGAATCAGAAAAGTCTAGAGTATTTGTTAAAATAACTAAGACTAAAGTTCTTGCAGCATTTGGACAACTGGTAGATGTTATCTTTGGTACAGGTAAGTTTCCTATTGGTATAGCAGAAACAAAAGTACCAGAAGGTGAAACAGATTATGCTCACCTTGATATTAATAATCCTAATCCTAACATTGAAACTAGCGAACCTGAAATACCTGATGATATAGGTAATAGAATAGATAACCCATATGATGTAGGTTATGAAGGTGATGGTAGAACTTTAAAACCCGGAGCATCTTTTTATAACGGAGTCTTTGAAGATAGTCTAGAAGACCAAGCAGAAGATGCTGGTATCTTGACAGACGGTGCAAGTGCTAATCCTCAAGCAATAGAATTATCTCCAGCCCAGAGAGCTGCGAGAAGAATGGAAAAACTTATCCATGACCAAATTGATGAGTCCAATGGTTCTTCCGAAATACGTAATGCTCTTTTAGAATCTGCTTTACTCGGTACAGGGATTGTAAAAGGACCATTTAATTTTAATAAGAAGTTACATAAGTGGGATACTAATGAAGAAGGTACAAGAGAATATAACCCACTAGAAGTTAGAGTACCTAGAATAGAGTTTGTAAGTTGTTGGGATTTTTATCCAGACCCTTCAGCTACTAACATGGAAGAATGTGAGTACGTAGTTCATAGACACAAAATGAATCGTAGTCAACTAAGACAACTACGTAACATGCCATACTTTGATGAAGATGCAATCCGTGATGCTATTCAAATGGGTGCTAACTATATTGAAAAAGATTACGAGTATGCTATTCGAGATGATAATCAAACAGAAGAAGATTATCAATCAAACTTTGAAGTGCTTGAGTACTGGGGTATTATGGATGCCGAGTATGCACGAGAAGTTGGAGTTGAACTAAGTGATGACATTGATGACTTAGATGAAGTACAAATCAATGCATGGATATGTGGTGATAAAGTTTTAAGAGCAGTAATTAATCCATTTACGCCTTATAG